CAAGCACATGCTTACAAAGAATTACTTCCAGCGACTGGTCCAGTACATACTCAAATTATGGGTATAGTAAATAAACAAAAAGAAGAACAGTCGACAAGAGTAAAAAATTTCATGAACTATCAACTCATGAATGTGATGAAAGAGTATGAACCCGAGTTCGATCAGTTACTTTTTTATCTCCCTCTTAGCGGCTCTGCCTTTAAGAAAGTTTACTATGATGAACTTTTAGACAGAGCCGTGTCCAAATTCGTTCCAGCGGACGATCTGATAGTTCCATACACTGCAACATCTTTAGAAGATGCAGATGCAGTTGTACATGTTTTAAAAATTTCAGAAAATGATTTAAGAAAAAAACAAGTATCCGGTTTTTATAGAGATGTAGAAATTACACCGGGTTATTCACAAGAAACAGAAGTAGAGAAAAAAGAAAGAGAATTAGAAGGTGTCAGAAAAACTAGAGATGAACAAATGTTTACTATTCTAGAATTTCACACAAATCTTGATCTAGAAGGATTTGAAGACAAAGATGCAGAACAAAACCCAACAGGAATAAAACTACCTTACATTGTAACAATTGATACATCGTCAAGAGAAGTTTTATCTATTAGAAGAAATTATAAACCTGAAGACCCATTAAAAAATAAAATTAATTATTTTACACATTTTAAATTTTTACCGGGTTTAGGTTTTTATGGTTTTGGCTTAATCCACATGATTGGTGGATTATCAAGAACTGCAACGAATGCACTAAGACAATTGTTAGATGCTGGTACGTTTTCAAACATGCCGGCAGGATTTAAACAAAGAGGTATTCGTGTCAGAGATGAAGCGCAATCGATACAACCTGGAGAGTTTAGAGATGTAGATGCACCTGGTGGAAACATCAGAGATGCGTTTATGCCTTTACCTTTTAAAGAACCATCAGGAACTTTATTACAATTAATGGGAATTGTGGTTCAAGCAGGTCAACGTTTTGCCGCCATAGCTGACATGCAGGTCGGTGACGGCAACCAACAGGCAGCTGTTGGAACGACCATTGCCCTTTTAGAGCGTGGCTCCAGGGTCATGTCAGCCATACATAAAAGATTGTATGTGGCGTTAAAACAAGAATTTGTTTTATTGGCAGATGTATTCAAAACTTATCTACCAGCAGAATATCCTTACGATGTTGTTGGTGGACAAAGAAATATTAAGGTTGCAGACTTTGATGACAAGATTGATATACTTCCTGTTGCAGATCCAAATATATTTTCACAATCACAAAGAATTAGTTTAGCTCAAACAGAACTACAACTTGCAATGTCAAATCCACAAATGCACAATATGTATGAAGCATACAAAGATATGTATAGTGCGATAGGTGTAAAAGATATAAATAGAATATTACCACCACCTCAACAACCAATGCCAATGGACCCGGCGGCAGAAAATATTATGGCTATGAGTGGTAAACCTTTTCAAGCATTTAAAGGTCAAGACCATAGAGCACATATTACTTCACATTTAAATTTTATGGCAACTAACATGGCTAAAAATAGTCCACCAGTTATGGCTGCATTACAAAAAAATATTTTTGAACACATTTCTTTGATGGCACAAGAACAATTAGAAGTAGAGTTTAGAGAAGAGATACAACAATTAATGCAATTACAACAAGTAGCACAGATGAATCCTGCAATGGGACAGTCTCCAGAGATCCAACAACAAATTATGCAGTTAAGTATGGCTATTGAAGCAAGAAAAGCGAAACTAATTGCTGACATGACACAAGAATTTAAGGATGAAGAGAACAAAATTATGGGTGATTTTGGAAATGACCCAATTGCTAAACTAAAAGCAAGAGAATTAGACCTTAGAGCTATGGACAACGATCAAAAACGTACACAAGCAGAGGAAAGATTGAATCTAGACAAGTCAAAAGCAATGATGAATCAAGATTTACAAGAAGAAAAGCTTGAACAAAACGAAGAATTGGCTAAACTAAGAGCTAATACATCGATTGAGAAAACTATTTTAGGTAAAACTCTTCCGAGTTCGGATAACATGCCTGGAAATGTTGCAATCATTCGAAAAACTGGAGAATAAATATGAAAAAAAACAAAAAATCAAGTCACGCAGGCATGGTTCATGTAGATCATGACATGTTTACGAACAAAGACGGCCTTCCAAACGGCGGAGTTGAGATTGAGGTATCAAAACCTACAGAAACTCAGTCTGTACAAGTAAGAGGAACTAGAAACATGCTGTCTGAAAAGAAAAAAGACGCAGATTGGTACTAATTTATGTGGTTTAGCGCATTAAAGCTGGGTTTAAACGCAGCAACGCACATCTATAAGAAAAAACAAGAGACAAAGATGGCGATGGCTGACGCACAGCACATGCATGCCTCTAAAATGGCAAAGGGTGAGAGTGAATACCAAGGCAAATTATTAGAAGCTAGACAATCGGACTGGAAAGACGAGTTCGTGTTGCTCGTGTTAACGGCGCCGATTTTGGTGATCGCCTGGGGGGTCTTCTCGGACGATCCGGGTGCAGCAGAAAAGATAAAAATGTTCTTTGAACAGTTCCAGCAGCTCCCGTCATGGTTCACAAATTTATGGATCCTTGTCGTCGCGAGTATATATGGTATAAAGGGTACACAAATATTCCGAAATGGAGGAGGTAAAAAATAATGAGTAAGAAGTCTAGAAGAAGAAATAAAAAAATCCTTGGTGCTTTAGGTGCTTTGGGTTTAGGTCTTGCACTTGCTAACAGAGGCAAAGGGACTGAAATGTCAAACATCAGTGTTGATAGTGGTAGAGGTGGAGACAGCGCTAGTGCAAAAGCAAGAGCAGATGCTAATAAAATAGCTGCAGAAGTTCCTAAAAAAGTTTATGAAGATGCTATCATGAGAGGTGGTAGAGGTGTCAAACAAGGATTTAAAACTACGTCTGCAAATGTTCAAAAAGGAAACATAGAGCCACCAGGTCTATTTTCACAAGGTAAAGTTAAATTTAAAGAACCAGTTATAACTCTTCCAGAACCAAAATATGAAGGTTCAGCAGAATTTCAAAGAAAAGTTTTAAGAGCAAAAAAAGATGCTAAAAGAAACGACATGCTTAGAGCTATTAGAAGTGGTGCACCTGTTCAAGCAGCAGACCCAATAATGGAGTTTGATCAATCACAAGGCTTTGGTTTTGGTGTCATGGCTAAAAAAGGTGGAAGAATAGTTAAAGGTAAAAAAACAGCAGTAAGAAAAGTTGGAATTGCAAAACGTGGTTTTGGTAGAGCAATGAAAAAAAGGAGTAAATAACATGCCGGGAACAATGATGATGAAAAGACCTATGATGAAAAAAGGTGGTAAAGCTTTGAAAAAAGTTAAGCCAAATCAAAAAGGTTTAAAAAAGTTACCCAAAAAAGTTAGAAACAAAATGGGTTACATGAAAGACGGCGGTAGAGCAAAGTAATGGCTCGACCAGGTCTATACGCAAACATTCACGCTAAAAGAAAGCGTGGAGGTAAGATGCGAAAAAAGGGTGCAAAGGGTGCACCAAAAGCATCTGATTTTAAAAGAGCAAAACAAACAGCGAGAAAATAATGACAAAACTTTGTCCTAGAGGTAAGTCGGCCGCAAAAAGAAAATTCAAAGTGTATCCGTCAGCATATGCTAACGCCTACGCTTCTAAGATTTGTGCTGGTAAAATTAAAGATCCCTCTGGTGTAAAGAGAAAAGATTTCAAAGGACCTAAACCTGCTGGAAAAAAAGACGGCGGTAGAATAAATTTTAGAGGTGGTGGAATCTGTAAGAAAGGAATGAATAAAAAAATTCTAAGAGCATAAAATGGCTGGTTTAAAAGAATGGTTTAAACAAGATTGGGTCGATATCGGCGCCAAGAAAAAAGGTGGAGGTTTTAAAAAATGTGGAAGAAAATCTGCGAGTGGATCAAAAAGAAAATATCCAAAGTGCGTCCCTGCTGCCAAAGCAGCGAGTATGACAGACTCCCAGAGACGGAGTGCCGTTGCAAGGAAAAGAAGTAAAGCACAAGGTGTAGGCGGTAAGCCAACTAACGTTGCAACATTTGCAAAGAAAAGAAAAAGCATGGCATTCGGAGGCAGAGTATAATGAGTAAAGGTACTATGCCAGCTAGAAACAAAAAGAATTTCAGACCTACAAAGTCTGGAGCAGGTATGACAAGAGCCGGTGTCAAAGCCTATAGAAGATTAAACCCCGGTTCAAAATTAAAAACAGCCGTGACTGGAAAAGTGAAACCAGGATCAAAAGCTGCTAATCGTAGGAAATCATACTGCGCTAGATCACTAGGACAATTAAAAAGGTCATCAGCAAAAACTCGTAACGATCCTAATTCACGAATAAGACAAGCACGGAGAAGGTGGAAATGTTAAATGAGAAGTTC